CGGCCGGCGAGGAAGTCGCCATGCAGGAGCTGCGAGCGAAGCGGTTCTGGAAGCCCCTGAAGCACAGCGCGATAGTTCGTGTCCCTCAGATAGGGGTTATCGTCGAGCCGCGCCGGTATGAACGTTCGCGACATGGCCGTGTAATCTTCGCCGTCGCGGGTATAGACGCCGGGGCCATCAACCCACTCCGTTTCGCCGCGAACAACAATGGCCCACCGCAATTCGCCGTCCTTTGCAGGATTCGGGAACATCGGGTCGAGCCACGGCGCGAATTCCTCAATCAGCCATTCGCCGTCACCCCCGCGCGGCGGGTTCGAACCGAGGATCACCCGGCATCGCTGACCCTCCCGCGTCGAGCGAAGCCAGCCGATGATCGAAAACACCTGCTCGCGGAGGAATTCACCCGCCTCGTCGAAACAGATATAATCCCGCGCATTACCAGCGTGCTTGCGCCAGTCGTCAGGCTGATTGAGGCCAGCGAACTTGAGGCGCCCACCATCGTTGCGCTTGAAGGTGTTCTCGTTGCCCCCGACGAACTTGCCGAGCCTGCCCTCGCCGATTTCCTTGCAGAACTCGATCAGCCCGTCGAGCTGGACGGCCTCGCGTCGGAAGACGATGCCTGAATAATGCTGGTCGAAGTAGCCGCCAACCTCCAGAGCCGACTTCCCACCACCGGCCGCGCCCCCGTAAAGCAGGATATCCGCCGCGCTGAGAAGCGCCTCCGTCTGCGGGCCAGGATTCGGCAGGAACGACTTTGAAAGCTCCCCCGCTGCGAGTTTCTGAAGGCTTGCCCTGTCACCGTCGGAGAGGCGAGCGATCACCTCCTCGATCTGTCGGAGGTCAAGACCCTCCATCTACCTTGAGCCCCTTGCTCATCAGCAGCGCAACCGCCTTGGCGAGGTCGCGGGACGATGCGCTTTCCGTTTGGATCGCCCCGCCATCCTTACCGGTCAACTCCAGCCGCTGCTTGGGCTGCTGAAGGCGCGCCGCCTTGTCGATCGCATTGACGGCAGCGTTGCATCGCTGCGGATCAAAATCCGCCTCATCAACCACGCGGGAGCCAAGAGCCATCATGCGGTCGGCATAGGCTTCCATGCGCTCTTCTCGCGCTTGTGCCAGTTTGTCCCGAAATTCTGGCTTTTCCTGCCGCCAGCGATAGACCGTCGTGTCGGATGGCATCTCAAGATCGGCGCAGACAGAAAGCGTAGAGCGGCCCCCGGCTACTCGCCGGCAGAACTCATCAGCAAGTTCATCGCTGTAGTCTGTCGGCCTGCCTCGCTTGGTCATCGGTTTGCCTTTTTATGCTTACGCAATTATTCTATGCTTACGAAATAGAGGGACAGGCCATGGCCATCCGATACGCGCAAAAGCCCGAACGTCCGGCTGAGAAGATCAAGGAAGGCCTGCTGGAGGCAATTGCTGTGGCCAAAGGTGAGGCAGAGCCGCACAAAATCCATTATGGTGTAGGCCGACCGCCATCCGGCAAGAAGCGGCTGACTTTGCTGGTCGACCCTGACGTGATCGAGAAATTCCGGGCTACCGGCAAAGGCTGGCAGGCTCGGATGAATGAGGCGTTGCGAAAGGCCGCAGGGCTTTAGCCCTCACCACCCACCGCAACAATCTGCCCGCATACCGACACGCCAGCACGGATCGCCCTGCAAAGGCGCTCGGCTTCGGCGTCGTCCCTCGCCCATATGCCGAAGCTGTATTCTCGCCCGTCCAGTTCATAAGCCATGGAATAGCGGTAGTGCTCGCCAGACATGCAATCAGCATCGGGAGCGTTGCGCTTCTCTATGGCTTGGGAGAGGGAGATGATGGGCATGCTGCTTTTAGAATGATGCGCCCGATGCGGCAGCGCCGATGAGCTTCGTTGCGAGCCTGTTCGACATTCTGCTTGAGTATATCAAGCGTGTTCCAGCAGTACCCATTGCGGGCCGTTGGCCAGTTGAGGACCGGCTCGGGGGAATGCGGGACAATGCTCTTCATCACCCAGTCTGGGACGTGATTTGTATCTGGTGCGGCGAACATGCTCTCGCTCCAATATGCGAAAGGCCCGCCACCAGTGAAGGGAGCGGGCCTGCCAAGCTTGCTGTTTATCCGACCGAAGCCATAGAACTTGGTGTCAGGACGGGACTGATCAGATTACCGCGACTGGGTACAAACCCCTGTCCCTTGGAACCCGTCCTGATCTCTGAAAATTTGAACGAGATAGCCCCGTCGTGAAGGTTACGCCTTTTGCGCCCTTCTCGTGTCACTCCCAGGACGAGCAAAGCCCCCTGCGGAACAAGCGACGGCGGAACCATATGGCG